CTCGATACCGGCATCACCGAAGAGATGTATCAGGAGCTGGAACGCCTGATCGACGACGCCAAACCGGTCACCCGGCACCTGACCGGCCTGGCGATCAGCCTTGAAACCAAGGGCGCACTGAACATCGGCGTGGCTCTGAACCTCGGCGACGAAATCGACGTGTATCCGCCTGTGCTGCGCGACATCGTCACAACCGGCGTCCTCAGCAACACCGGCCGCGAAGACTCAACCGACAGCGTCGACGTGTACCCGCCCGTCTCGGGCGCTATTGCCCTTACCTGCTACATCGGCGCCCCTGGGCGTGAACACTCAATCGACACATTGGACACATACCCATGATCGACCCGAACAGTCAGTTTTTCGCAATTCTCACTGCGGCGGGTGAGGCCAAACAGGCCAACGCCGATGCCTTGGGCATACCCTGGAAACTAACCGAGATGGGCGTCGGCGATGCCAACGGCACCGACCCTATTCCAGACCGGGCGCAAACTCGGCTGATTAACGAGCGCCGACGCCGGCCGCTGAACAAGCTGTCGGTCGACCCGGCCAACCCGAACATTATTGTCGCCGAACAGATCATCCCGGCCGACGAGGGTGGCTGGTGGATTCGTGAGATTGGTTTGTATGACGCGGATGGCGCCTTGGTTGCGGTGGCGAACTGCGCACCGAGTTACAAACCGCTGATGTCCCAGGGCTCCGGCCGGACCCAAGTCGTGCGCATGAACTTCATCGTCTCTAGCGCGGCCAGTGTGGTATTGAAAATCGACCCGGCCGTGGTGCTGGCGACCCGGCAATATGTCGATGACTCGATTGCCGACGTGGTTAACCGGCAGGACACAAAGGCGTCTGTATTGGTGGCGACCACGGGGCCGATTCAGCTGGCGGGGACCCCGACGATTGACGGGGTTCCGGTGCCTTTGGGTTCACGGGTGCTGGTGAAGGACCAGGCTCAGGCCAAGGACAACGGGATCTACCTCACGGCAGAAATCTGGAAGCGGGCCGCCGATGCAGACACCAGCGCAAAGGTTACTCCAGGCCTGTTGGTCGCTGTCGAGCAAGGCGCCGTCAGTGCCGATACCCTGTGGCTGCTGGCTACGGATGGGCCGATTGTTCTCGGCACCACGTCGCTGGCGTTCAAGAGCGTGACCCAGAGCCTGGCACCGATCAATTCGCCGGCGTTGACCGGAATTCCGACTGCTCCTACTGCTGCACAGTTCGACACCAGTAAGGCTTTGGCCACGACGGAGTTTGTGCAGCGAGCAATCGGTGGATTCGGTCGGGCTTTCAGCTACGGCTCAGCTGGGCAGGTGATCCAGCCGTCGCAAGTCAATGCTCATATCAATGTGTTCGGTGCCTGCAACAGTTTGACCCTGCCACTGCTAGACAGTGTGCCGGTCGGATCTGTAATCGGCATTGGTGCATCGTCTTTGTCGTGTTCGATTCTGCGCCAGGGTACTGACACTATTTTTCTGAACAGTGCGCTTGCGCCCGCATCAAGCATCACCGTGAACGATGGCGAGTCTGTATCGCTGGTGAGCAACGGCACGCAATGGATCGCCTCGGGTGTAGCGATGCTTAAGCACGCCGCCAGCTTTGCAGCATCGTTAGCACCAGCTGGTTATCAGAGACTGCCGGGGGGCCTAATTCTGCAATGGGGAAGTGCTGTGTCGGCCGGAGGAGCAACGGGTAACTGGAATGCTGTCTTTTACATTGCGTTCCCGAATGCGTGCCACAGCGCTGCAATACTCGGCAACGGAGGGTCGACAGTGTTTTCCCTGGTAAGCAAGGGCACAAACGGAATTAAAGCCACGGCGATGCTTAGTACTACAGGGGTGCCGAATGCCGATCTTGGTGGTTTTTTCATCGCCCTAGGAAATTGAGGAGGGTCTATGTTCAGTTCGAAATCCACTCGCAGCTTCTACGATCCCACTGTTCACATTTCTATGCCGAAGGATGTCATCGAAATAACCGCTGAAAGGCACGCCGAGTTAATGGCAGGTCAGGCCGCAGGCAAGGTCATTGATTGGGGCAAGGACGGCTTCCCGGTGCTTACCGACCCACCGCCACCGAGCGCTGAGGAGCTTGCCGCCGTTGAACGGGCCTGGCGTGATCAGCAGTTGACTGAAACGGATGGCGTTGTAACTCGGCACCGCGACGAACTGGAAGATAGCGCAGCTACCACTCTTACAGCCGAGCAGTACAGCCAACTCCAAGCCTACCGCCGGGCGCTGCGTGGCTGGCCAGAGTCCGGCGAATTCCCGCTCAGCGAACACCGCCCGCCGGTGCCTGAGTGGTTGTCCAGCTTGACCCCATAAGCGCCCCGCACTGACGGGGCGTTTTCTTTCCCGCGCTACGGCGCCTGTTCCTCCCACAGCCTCGCTCATGCGGGGCTTTTTCATGTCTGGAGCTTATCCATGAGTGGTTTCTTTCACGGCGTTACCGTTACCAACGTCGACACCGGCACGCGTACTATCTCGCTGCCGTCGTCCTCGATCATCGGCCTGGTGGACACCTTTACCGAAGGCCCCGACTTCAGCGCCAAGGCCAACGACTTGCTGCTGATCACCAACGAGCGCGAAGCCATCGCGGCCTGGGGCCCAGATGCGGCCATCACCAAGGCGTGCAAGGCCATCTACCAGCGCGCCAAGGCGGTGATCGTTGCATGCGGTGTGGCCAAGGTTCAGGACGCTGCACAGCAGACCTCCGCAATCATTGGCGGGGTGCTTGCCAGCGGCAAGCGTACCGGCCTGCAGGCGCTGCTGGATGGCAAGAGTCGATTCAACGCGCAGCCGCGGTTGCTGGTGGCCCCCAAGCACAGCGCAGATCTGCCAGTGGGCACAGCCCTGGTCGCCCTGGCCGACAAGCTGCGTGGCCTGGCCATCCTCGACGGCCCCAACACCACCGACGAGGCGGCCATGGAGTACGCCAAGAACTTCGGCGCCAAGCGGGCCTACCTGGTCGACCCGGGTATTCAGTACTGGGACACCGGCGAGAGCGCGACCGTTGATGCGCCGGCCTCGGCCTGGGCGGCGGGCTTGTTCGCCTGGACCGACAACGAGTACGGCTTCTGGGCTTCGCCGTCGAACAAGGAGTTTGTCGGCCTCACCGGCACTACCCGGCCTATTGAGTTCCTCGACGGGGACGAGACTTGCCGGGCCAACCTGCTGAACAACGCCAATATCACCACGATCATTCGTGATGCGGGCTTTCGGCTCTGGGGCAACCGCACGCTGTCCAGCGATCCGAAGTGGGCGTTCGTCACCCGGGTGCGAACCATGGACATCGTCATGGACGCGATCCTTTACGGGCACAAGTGGGCGGTCGACCGCTCGATCACCGCGACCTATGTCAAGGATGTGACCGAGGGCCTGCAGGCGTTCATGCGCGACCTGAAGAACCAGGGCGCGATTATCAATTTCGAGGTCTACGCCGACACCGAACTCAACACCGCCAGCCAGCTGGAGCAGGGCAAGGTGTACTGGAACATCCGCTTTACCGATGTACCGCCCGCCGAAAACCCCAACTTCCGTGTCGAGGTCACCAATCAGTGGTTGACCGAAGTCCTCGATTCCGCCGCTTAAGGAGCCGCAGCAATGGCAATGATTCCCGAAACCCTGGCGAACATGAACCTGTTCGCCGATGGCATCAGCTTCCAGGGCGATGTCCCAAGCCTGACCCTGCCCAAGCTCACGCTCAAGACCGAGGAGCACCGGGCCGGTGGTATGGACCTGCCGGTGGAACTGGATATGGGCATGGAAAAACAGGAAGCCGGTTTCACCACCACCGGTGTGCGCCGCGAGTCGTTGAAGCTCTTCGGTCTGGCTGACGGCACCGCCTTCAACGGCGTGTTTCGGGGCGCCTTCAAGGGCCTCAAGGGCAAGGTCACCCCGGTGATTGTCACCCTGCGCGGCATGCTCAAGGAGGTCGACATGGGCGACTGGAAGGCCGGCGACAAGGCCGAGATCAAGCACAACGTGGCGTTGACCTACTACAAGCTGGAAGTAGACGGCCGCCTCATTTACGAGATCGATGCGCTGGGTATGAAGCGCGTGATCAACGGCGTCGACCAGCTCGCCGCCCAACGTTCGGCCCTGGGCCTGTAAGGAAAACCCCCATGACTCAAGTAGCGAAAAAGACACCGGCCTGGATGACTCTGAGTGCCGAGAGCGTGGCCGTGACCCTCACCAAGGCGGTGGAGATGAATGGCGTGGTCTGCGACAAGGTCACCCTGCGTGCACCCACCGTGCGCGATGTGCGTGCCGCCAACACCGCCGCCGGTGGTGACGACGAACAGCGCGAGCTGATGCTGTTTGCCAGCTTGGCCGGGGTCGGCTCCAAGGACCTGGAGGGCATGACCCTCAAGGATTACCAGCGCCTGCAGGCCGGCTATTTTCGCCTGGTGCAAGACGACGAACTTTGACCCGGCGGTGATGAAGATGGCGGCGAAGCGGCTCGCGAGCGAGCTGCATTTTTCCGCCGAGGAAATCATGACCATGCGCTTTAGCGACATGGTCTGGTGGCTCACGGACTGAGCCCGTCAACTCGGGCGTAGGGGGATCAGATGGCAAGCAAACTGGCGTTGGGGCTGGTGATCGGCGGCGCTGTCAGCTCGACGGTGGGGGCAGCCTTCAAGACGGTTGAGGGCCGGATCAAGAAGCTGGAGGAACAAGGCAACAAGGCCAAGGTGCTGAAGAACACCATCGGCGAAACCATGCGCCTGCGGGATGAATGGAGGCGGGCGCACGAAACCGGTGCGGCCTCGGCCGCCGGGTTGTTGCGCAAGCTGGAAGGGAACCTGAGCAGCCTGCAAAAGCAGGGTGTCCAGGTCAACAAGCTGCGCCAGGAATATCAGGCACTCGGCCGAGTGGCCCGGGGTGCGGATCTGCAGCTCAAGGGGCACCAGCAGATCCAGCAGGGCAAGGAGGGCCTCAAGTCCAGCATTGGCCAGGCCGTGGCCGGTGTCGGGGCGGTAGCCATTCCGACCAAGATCAGCGCGGACTATCAGGCGATCATCCGCGACATTGCAATCAAGGCCGACGTGGCGAACAAGCCACAAGAAGCCCAGTTGACCCGCACCATCATTCAGACCTCGCAAGACACCGGAATGGGCCGCAACGACGTGGCCGAGCTGGTGAATCAGTTGGTTGGCGCGGGGATGGAGCTGGACAAGGCGCTGTCCTATGCGCCGGTGGCGGCCAAGTTTGCCGTGGGCCAGGGCTCGGGTGGTGAGGACACCGCCAAAATGATCCAGGCGCTGGAGCAGAACGCCAAGATCAGCGACCCGAAGGTGATGGAGAAGGCCCTGGAAGCCATCGCGATGCAGGGCCAGGCGGGCAGCTTTGAGGCGTCCGACATGGCGCGCTGGTTTCCGCAGCTGCTGGCTGGCATGGGCAAGATGGAAATCACCGGCATGGATGCGGTGAGTCAGTTGGGCTCGATGCTGCAGGTGCAGATGAAGACTGCCGGTGGCTCCGATGAGGCAGCCAACAACCTGAAAAACTGGATGGAGAAAATCGGTTCCGGGGAAGTGGTCAAGGCGTACAAGGATGCTGGTATTGATTACCAGGCCTCGCTGAGTACCGGTGTTCAGAAAGGCATGTCGACCCTGGAGTCGAGCTTTGAGCTGGCCATGCGGTACATCAAGGCCACGGACCCGGCCAAGGCCGCGAAGATGGCCGAGGCCCAGGCGAAGATCAGCAAGGAGGCGGATCCGGCCAAAGCCAAGGCCTTGCTGAACGCCCTGGAGCAGTCCTTGCGCACCGGCGACCTGTTCTCCGACATGCAAGTCAAGGCGGCACTGACGGCGTACTCGCAGAACCGAGAGCTGTACGAGCAGCTCAAGAAAGATTCTTTGAGCGCTAAGGGCATCCTCGACAAGAACCTGGCCGAGCGCCGGGAAACCTCCTCGCAGCTGTGGGCCGAAACAGCTCACGCGATGAATGACGGTATGCGGGCCGTGGGGGATGCTCTGCGCCCGGCAACGGATGCCGTGGCCAAGCACATCACCACGGTGGCCAGGTCGCTAACTGGGATGGCGGAGAAAGCCCCACCCCTGGTGATGGGGATCACCGCCATGGGGGCTGGGCTGGTCGCGCTGAAGAGCGTGGTGTCCGCCTTCAAGATAGGCAAGGGCCTGCTCAATGTGGCCCGGGGTTCGTTGATGGGGAACCCGAACGTGATCCAGCGGGTGTTTGTCACCAACGCCGGCGGGCTGGGCGGTGGTGATTACGACATCGATGGTGGCAAGGACAAGAAGGGAGGCAAAGGCGGCAAGGGCTCCCGTGCAGGACGGGCGGGGCGCGGCCGGCTCGGTAGTGTCGGGCGGGCGCTCAGGAGTGTCTTTAGCCGGGGCGGTGTGGGGACCGTTGCAAAAGGCGCGGTAGGTTTAGGCTCGGCAGTCTTAAAAGGTGCAGGTTCCCTATTCAAGGGGCTGGCACCGGTGGTCAAAGGCGGGGCCTTCCTGTCGGTGCTGGGTGCCGGCCTCAAGGCTGCAGACACCTACCAGAATGCCAAGACCAAGGACGAGAAAGCAGAGGGCTATGGCGGCGCGGCTGGTGGGCTGGCGGGTGCTTTGGTCGGGACAAAAATGGGGTTGGCTGCCGGTGCGGCCATTGGCTCTGTCGTTCCAGGGCTTGGCACTGCCATCGGGGGCGCTATCGGCGCCGCCATCGGGGGCACTGTCGGTTACCTGGGAGGTGATGCCCTGGGCTCTTTTGCAGGCAAATCGATGTTCGGCTCTGATGAGTCGCTCAAGAGGATGCCGGCAGCGGGCCCGCTGATGCTGGCCAACGCCGGGAAGGACATTCCGCCGGTCCTGGGCGACATCGCGAAATCGTTCAAGACAGGGGAGACACCCCCGGTCATGGGGCAGGTGGTCCGCTCGATGGGGGCAGCCACGCCGGCTTCAGTAGTGCCGTCGATGCTCAAGGCGCCTGATCCAGCGAAGTCGGTAGCGCCCAAGGTCGACCAGCAATTCACCTTCGCGCCGACTGTGCCAATCACGGTGCAAGGGGACGTTAAGGATCCGGCCCAGGTGGCCCGGGAAGTCGAGCCCCATCTGCGACGTATGTTCGACGAGTTCAGCCGCCAGGCTGCGGCCCGTCAGCTGTCGGACGAACCACACGTTTAGGAGGTGCCATGGTGTACATGGAGCAACTGCAGTCGGGGTTTCAGTCCCTGGTTGAAGCGGGGGAGGCGGGCCGCAGCAGTGCGGATGGCATGCTGACCCCACTGAACGGAGCCATCAGCGATATTACCGGTGCTGCCTCGGAGCTGGAGAACATCCCGTTTGTGGGGCCTGAGATGGGCGCCAAGCTGCAGCGGACCTTGCGCGGCATCACCGCCGCACAGTCCGTAGTCGGCGAGGTGGCAGCTCAGTACAGCCAGGCCGTGTCGGCGGCGGGGCAGATTCAGCAGCGTCTCGGTACGTTGCAGGAGCAGACCGCCAAGGCCAGTGCCGCTATCAACCGGATCGGCGGGCAGATTAGCCCATCTC